TACGGCTTGAAGGTTGACGGCGTTCAGGCTGGGCGCTCGCTGCTCATCGGCCCAACGCACAGCTTCGACCGACATCTGCTGGCGCTGTATACCGGAGGCACGAGGCTGGAGATCGACTGCCGCAACTTCGACCACATCGAGTACCCGGAAAGCGAGACTGACGAATGACGCACGCAATCAACCAAGCCATCCTCGACAATCTTGGCCTGCGCGACGAGCGCAACCTGACGGAAGTCACGCTTAAGCTGCTCCCGAACGAGCTGCCGCAGCTCGTCCTCAAGCGCCAAATCCTCGCCGGGCCGCGCGAGATTCACCATACCATCGAGTGGTTCAAGGCGGTGCGCGCAGAGCCGGTGAAGAAGCCGGAGCCGTTCGACCTCGACGCCGCGTGCGCCGAGGCTCTGGAGCGGATCAACGCGCTTGCGGCGAAGCAGTTCGCCAAGGTCCGCATCGACATCGCAGCATCGTTCCAGCAAATGCGCACTCGGCAGAATGCGGTGTGGAAGGATGTGCGCCATGGATTTGAAGTCTCCACCCGGCTCTTTGCCGCGCGCCATGCCATCGACCGCCGCATGTTCGGCTGCGATATCGCTGGCGTTGACGAAGCGGTTCGCAGGCTCAACGATGCGTTCGCAGCGTTTCATCTGCCGTCGATTGTTGATGTGCCGCTGAGGAGCAGGGAGAATGGCCCGCGCCGGAACTCGTAAGCGCGGCACCGGAGGCTTGGTGACGGCACCGCCGATCCCGACCACGAAGGCGCTGCGCAACCTTGAACTCGCATACGCCCGCCTGCTGGCGAGGTACGATGCGCTGGAAGCGAAGTACAACAAACTGAAAGACAAAAAGAAATGAACATCCGCAAACGCACATTCCGCATCCTCGATCTCGACAACTGCATCAGCGACGACAGCCCACGGCTGGCGCTGATCGACTGGACCAAGCCACATCCCAACGACCGCTACCGGCTTTATCACGAGGCCGCTGGCGACGACAAGCCCGGCAACCTCGATCTGTTCGATGAGTACGCCCAAACCGAGCACTCGCTGATCGTCTGCACCGCACGCCCCATCGCGTACAGCGTCCTCACCCGCCGCTGGCTGGAAGAGCAAGGCGTCAAGCCGTTCGCGCTCCTCATGCGCAACAACCCGGACACGCGCCCATCCGTCGCCGTGAAGGCCACCCAGCTGCAGTGGTTGTTCGACCACTACGGCGTTACCAAGGACCGGATCGCGGACGCATACGACGACCGGCAGGAAATCGTTGACATGTACCTGAGCCACGGCATCGCCGCATATCGCCGCTGGATTCACGATGGTTGCGCGATGACCAAGCCGGAGGCGGCATGACCGAGAAAGTAACAGCGCCGTGCAGCATGTTCGCCTCGCTCTCGTCGCTCGACAAGGCTATGTGTGCATGCGGTTATCCCCGCTCAAACCACGCGGCAGCAGCACGCGGCGGCGAACATGATTTGTGCGTGATCCCCGGCTTGCAGCAAGTTCAGACGCCGATTGCCGGGCGAATTGGTGCAGCAGACATTCTGCAGAAGATGGCCGACACGTTCCGCGAGCGAAACGGCGTGTACAAGGACAACTACAAGATGATTGCGCCGATGGTCAAGGCGATGTTCCCGGAAGGCGTGCCGCCCGAGCTGGTCACGACTGAGCACTGGCATCTGTTTGAGTTGATCCTCGTAAAGCTCGCCCGGTTCGCTAGCACCAACCTCACGCACATCGACTCGATCCATGACGCGGCAATCTACTCCGCGATGATCGAAGCAATTCTGTCAACGGAGAACGCAGCATGAAAGGCTTCATCAAGCGCCTGTTCGCAGGCCAGCGCCAGCCGCTCGTCGGCGCGGCGAAGGGAATGGCAGAGCGCACCGTCATCCTGACTGGCGCGGCCCCCACGAAAGACCACGCAGGAGCCACGATAACGCGCCGGGGCGTGCCCTCGCCCATCCGCACGACAGTTCGCCCAGCTACGCCCACGGATTCCAGCCGTTGGGCCGATCCGCTGGCCCCGGCGACCGGCTCGCCGTTCAATTCGGCGCTTTCCTACGCCTTTGGCTCGCCGGAGCCGGAGCGCGTTCATTGCTCGCCGCACGTTGTTCACGACATCGCGTCCAACGTCAGCGCGGCATCTGACTACGGCTGCAGCTCGCCGCCATCGTTCGACTGAGCCGTGTTCTATGTTCGCTGCCGACACCATGCCTGCCGTCATCGCCGCAAATCGCGCACCCATCCTGACGACTACAAGCGCGTTCCGGCGTGCGAGGTTTGCGGCGAGCGGAAGGGGTGGCGCATCGAGCGCCCATCAGTCGAGCGCCGGGCCATCTGCCACTGTGAAGGCCCAGTTGGGAAGCGCGGTCCATTCCCGCACAAGGTCGACCACCCGCTGTGCGACCAACACCCAGAAGGGCCACGCAACCAGCTGTTGCGCGCCGGGTACACGGAGCTGGATATTTTCGAGTTCCTGCCGCTCGACCGCTTGGGCAGAAAGGTTAAGAATGAATCAGATGAGTTTTGCCCCTTCTGATCTGCGTGGAGGCTTTCACGCCGGGCCGCTGTTCGTGCCGCGACTCAAGCGCGCGCCGACTCGGCCAAAGGGCAAGGAGGGCGTTGTTCACCGGGCGCAGACGAAGCGCGCAACACCGCCGTGGGCTGACCTGAAGGCCATCGAAGCGTACTATGTCGAGGCGCGAAGATTGACCGAGGAGACCGGCGAACTGCACGTGGTAGATCACATCGTGCCGAAGATTGGCAAGATCGTCTGCGGCCTGCACGTGCCTTGGAACCTTCGCGTAATTCACTGGAGGGAAAACGCACAGAAGGGCGCGTGGTTCTGGCCCGATATGCCAAACGAACAGATGCACCTCGAACTATAAAATTGATGTCACAAAAACGAAAGGAAAGGCAATAAAATGAACATTCTCGTAACAGGCGGCGACTCCGGTCTGGGCCTCGCAATCGTCACCGCGCTGCGCGCCCAAGGCCACAATGTGCTCAGCTACGATCTGAAGGACGGCAATGACGTTCGCTACCCGGAGGACTCGCCCGGCCTCACGAGCGTCGCTTGGGATGTGCTGGTCAACTGCGCAGGCGTCAACCGGATCAACTGGCTGGAGCAAGTCACCGAGCGCGATTGGGACGCGGTGATGGACACCAACGTGAAGGGCATATTCAAGATGACCCAGTTTCTGTTGCCGACCCTCCTGCAAACAGGCGGCACCGTCCTGAATATCGTCAGTAACGCCGCGCACATGCCGATGCGCTGCAGCGCGGCTTACAACGCGAGCAAGGGCGCGGCCCTCATCCTCACCAAGCAGCTGGCGCGCGAGCTGACGAGCAAGGGTGTGACCGTGTTCAGCGTCAGCCCGAACAAGCTGCGCGACACCGAGATGAGCCGCAGCATCGACCAACAGGTTGTGGCGACGCGCGGCTGGACCATTGAGGAGGCGCAGAAGTATCAGTTGGCCGGGCTACTCACCGGCGAGGAAACGCCGCCAGAAGCGTGCGCCGAGTTCATCGCGTTCCTGTTGTCGAGCAAGGAGCGTCACAAGTACCTCGCCGGATGCGACGTCCCGTATGGTGCGTGATGTATAAGATTCTCATCACGACCACCTACAGCACGATGAACGGCTGCAGCATCAGCTCGATTGTCGTTGACTTTGAAATCAAGGACAAGGCCAACGCCGTCATCGAAGCCATCAAGGAGCAACAAAACTCGCTGCACGTCAACGTGTCTGCGATACCGCTTTACCAACCCTGAAAGGAAACATCATGGAACAAAATCAAGCTGAGCCGCTGCGCTTCGTCATCGAGCAGATCGCTATTTGCCCGGCCAACCCGAGTCTGGCACGCGCCCTACTGGCCGACCTCGGCGCGACCGATTGGGCCAACGACCACGTTGTGGCGCTGGGCAGCGTGTTCGGCGTGAACGGCGAGAACGAGGCCGATCTGTCGTTCAACTATGAGTTGTTCGGCGGCAAGGAGTTCGAGGTGCTCAGCTACACTGCCGGCAACAACTGGATGAAGCACGATGGCCGCGCCAACACGGTTAGCCACCTCGGCATGCATTGCTCTGCAGCCGATCTACTGCGCTGGCGCGCGTTCTTCGCTGAGCGCGGCATTCGCGTGGCGCAAGAGGTGATGACGCAATCGCACACCAACCCGTTGATCGACGGCAAGCGCTGGTACAACTATGTGATATTCGACACCAAGGGCATCCTTGGCGTTGATCTCAAGTTCATCGTGCGCCTCGACGCGCCCGGCAGTACCGAGCCGGGACCGGCCCCGGAGCAAGAGGTTGTGACCGAGTAACTCCCGCCCTGCCGAGAGGCCGCTGCACGCGGCCTTTCTTTTTGCCCAGAGAGCTTAGAATGAATAACATTTTGCTGTATGACACCGAGACGACCGGGCTGACGCTGCACCCGGATGCGCCTGTTCACAAGCAGCCCAAGATGGTCGAGTTTGGCGGTCTGCTGATCAGCCGCGTCGATGGCTCGATCATCGAAGAAATCCAGACGATGGTTGACCCCGGCGAGCCGATCCCGGCTGAGGCGTCCAAGATCAGCGGCATTTACGACAAGGATGTGGAGGGCGCACCGACCTTCATCCAGCTGCTGCCGATGTTCCGGCGCGTGTTCGGCTCCGCATCGACCGTCAGCGCCCACAACCTACCGTTCGATAAGGCGATTGTGCAAGGCGAGCTGGCGCGGCACAGCATCACCGACTTCCAATGGCCTGAGCGCGGCGTGTGCACGGTTGGTCTGTTCAAGGATCACTGGGGCCGCAACCCGCGACTCATCGAGCTGTACGAATGGGCGATGGGAAAGCCGCTGGCGCAGACCCACCGGGCGCTGGATGACGTCAAGGCGATGTACGAGATTGTGATGAAGCTTGAACTGTGGAGGGTGATGTGATGAAACTCTATTTGAGCATCAAGCTCGCATGGTGGGTCAGGCCCGCCCTGTTCTTCACCGTCCTCGCTGAACTCGTCAGCAAGCGCATCACAGACTGGATTCTGGAGCGCGGCATCAAGGTTGAGGTGAAAAAATGAGCGCGCCCGAACTAGTGTTTAAAATGTTGACGGCCAAGGCGCTCCCAATCTACACCTGCGATGAGTGCGGAGCGACCGCGTTTGGAGACACCGTTACCATCCAGCTGAACGACATCAACGCGAGCCGCCGCGAAATCGGCACGCTACTCGCCAACGAAATGTCCATCAGCAACAGTCATATGCCTGCTGGTTGGGCAGGCTTCGGGCGCTCGTCGCACCGCTGCCCGAACTGCAAGGAGAAAAAATGAACAAGCTTCCACAACTGCGCGTACGCACAGAATTCTCGTTCCGGCAGGCATACGGCAAGGTTGCCGATGTGGCCGAGGCGCTGGCCACGCTGGAGTGCCCGGCAGCAGGCATCGTTGACGGCGGCACGTGGGGCCACGTCCGCTGGAACAAGGCGCTGTCCGACAAGAAGATCAAG